ATGATTGTTGAATTGGATACAGAAAGATTGCGGCTCCGTGCTTGGAAGGACGAAGATAAAGAACCTTTTTTTCGCTTAAACAGCCATCCTGAAGTGATGGAATTTTTCCCTAACACTCTGACTCAAGAGCAGAGTGATACTTTGGTCGATCATTGTATGCGCAAGTTTGAAACGCAAGGGGGCTGGGGATTATGGGCAGTTGAATTAAAACAAGGTGGTGAATTTATTGGTTTTGTGGGACTGAATATCCCTGATATTGAATTTCCATTCTCCCCTTTCGTTGAAATAGGCTGGCGTCTGGCTAAGCCATTTTGGGGTAAAGGCTATGCTTGCGAAGCGGCTCGTAGAATTTTTGATTTTGCTTTTAGGGATATCAGGCTAGAAGAAGTCGTGGCGTTCACTTCCGTCTCCAACTATCGCTCGGAGAGCGTGATGAAAAAATTGGGCATGATTAGAGATGAAAAAACGTTTTTCCACCCTGCGTTGGCAGAAAATCACCCATTGAGGGAGCATGTTCTGTACCGGCTCCGACGTTCGCATTATGGGTAAAAATATACGGGTGAAAACCGATAAACGCCACCAAGGTTACGCTAATGGATAACCTTGGTGGAAACCGTTATTATGCCGGGCTGTTATTGTCTGGATATCACCAGAGCAACGCGGCCGATGAATTGGATGTCGCTGATTGCACAATCAAAAGTGACATCATTATCACTGACCCGAATTTTACTGAGCGGGATTTTGGTGATTTTCTTGATACTGTGCATCCCTTCAATATCCACCAGCCATAAGCCATCCTGAATATTATCTTCCTGAGTATCCAGTAGATACCATGCGGAACCATCATCAACAACCCGTGGGTTTTTGAGTTCCTTGGAAACTAATTCACTATCCAAAATGACAGGGGAAACTTCATTCAGCTTACCCCCTGACAGTTTTACACGAGGGATTGATGGGGCAATGATATCCTCCAATCGCTCCGTTTTTTTCCCACCTTCTCCATCTGGAAATATTTCTCCCTGACCCGTGCTCAACCATAGCAGTGAAGCTCCAGTTTCGAGATTACACTGGATGATCCAATCCGCTGGAAAACTATCACGAAGGTAGCGATTTGCCATCGTGCTTTTGGAAACGCCCAAATGGTCACTCAGGGCCTGACGTGATTTAAATCCATACGCGCGGACAAGACGTTCAATAGCAGGTCTTCCCCCACTATCAGCCCCCATTTTGATCTCAATATTGGTATTTTTCATTGACAGTACAGATAAGGGATATTAGTATCCCACTAAAGTTCTCGAATTGAGATCTTTAGTGAGCCCAGATTGGTTAAGTTGAAAACCATTAGCGATATTGCATCATGAACGCGCAGATTTCAATCTTTATGCGAGATATCGAAATATTTTAGAAAGGGTCGTGGGAATAGCTAGCAGTGATTCTGTAGGAAAATGTTGAGGGAAAATATGGCGAATACTGAGAAAGAAAAATTTGCCCAGATGAACCTTGGCCAGCGGCTGGAAGGATTGAATCACCTGTCGAGGATTAGGGCGACATACTGGAGTAATGATGAAAAGGAATTAAAGCGTTTTTTGGCTGATATGCGCGACAAAAGGGATAGCCACTACGAAGAGAACAGGCGGGCGTTATCCGCCATCTTCTATTTAGCGAATATCCCGCGTTCCCGCCACGATAGTGAACTCAACCAGTTTACCCAAGAGGAAAAAAAGGCTCTGATTAAGGCGATGAACCATATTAAGGTCGTTGTCAGTCAGTTTCCAAAGTGCCTGACATTATCTTCCGATACGATCTGATTAACCCCGTTTTCTAAACGCGTTTTTTGCACATATCGTTACATATATCGCTAAACAAATGGCATAAGCACGCCAGGCACACGTATATCCTTAATAGGGTGAAATGGATGAATAGTGACTTTATTACCAGTAAACATAATGGTGATGATTTTATTGCCAATCGTAAACACGCTGCGATGTTCCAGCCGAACATGCCGCAGGGGATTTCGATGGCAGAACGTTTATTATGGGAAGTTAACGCAGAAGATCATCAATGGCGCCAACAATATATCGGACAGGTGCCGGATTTTCTGGCAAAATATTTCAGCCGCCGTTATGTTGCTATTTTTAACCGTTCAGGCCGTCGTGATGCGAATTCCTTCCTGAGAAAAACGATTGGGCAAAATGTCTTGCCACGATTACAGTTGGTAAAAAAAAGATATCCATTTAAGCATAGGGTTTCTGGTATCGCGCCTTTTCCTTTTATTGAACAATTGGAAAATGTGGCGACTTATGACCGTAAGCAACTCTTGAAACTTGCTCATGAAATTGCTGTTTTTATTTCCGGTAATTATGAGCATTATTCTTCAGCGTACTCCCATCAACCCGCATCAAGCTCCGTTGCATGTCATGATGAGCCATTTTCCCGTGCCGCTAAGTTATACCAATTGTTGGCAAAGCTGACTTTACAATGCAGTACGACCCCGCCTTATTGGCATCGTTTTAATCATGGGCGGAAGTCGCCATCTATGGATCAACTGTGCTCCGGGATGCTACGCATGATGTCAGCCCGTTGGTGGTATTTTCGTTTAAAACGTCTGCGTGATATTCAATCTGAGCATATGGCGATTGCGGTCGGACAGGTACAGCAAGCGGCTTCACCTTATATTTCGCGTCAGGCATTGCGGGAATGGCTGGAACAAAAACGACGCAATCGTGAATTTTTCAAACACTTCGATTTGGAAAATGAAGACGGGGAACGGATTGCTCTGGCAGATCGGGTTATTCATAGTCATGCTAACCCTGCGATCCGGCGCTGTGAATTGATGGTCAGAATGCGCGGTTTCGAAAATGTTGCGAATAAAATGAACTGTGTCGGCGAGTTTTATACCATCACGGCGCCTGCGAAGTATCACGCTGTCCAACATCAAGGCGGATTCGTCAAATATTGGGACGGTGCGACCCCACGTGATACCCAACGTTATTTGTGCGGTATTTGGGCGAAAGCCCGCGCCGCGATCGCCCGTGCCGGGATCAATATTTTTGGTTTCCGGGTCGTGGAACCTCATCATGATGGCACCCCTCATTGGCATATGGTGTTGTTTATGTTGCCTGAACACCTGCGCCAGGTTAGGGAGACGCTAAAACATTATGCCTGTCAGGAAGAGCAGGCTGAATTAAAGTGTGATGAAGCTAAAAAAGCGCGTTTTGATTATCGGACTATCGATCCCGACAAAGGCAGTGCCACGGGCTATATCGCAAAGTACATCTCGAAAAATATCGATGGATATGCGTTGGAAGAGGAAACAGATCATGAAACCGGCGAACCCCTGCGCGATATGGCGAAATCTGTAACCGCGTGGGCGAGTCGTTGGCGTATTCGACAATTCCAACAAATTGGGGGCGCTCCCGTTTCGGTTTGGCGTGAATTGCGTCGTCTCAGAGAAATACGTTTATCTGATAACAAGGTCAACGCTGTTTTACAGGCGGCCGATGAGGGGAATTGGGAGGCTTATACTCAAGCACAGGGTGGGCCGTGGGTTGCCCGGCGCGATTTGGTTATCCGCCTCTCTTACAAATACATCCCCTTTGGCAGCCCTTATGGCGAAGACATCCACACCATACAAGGTGTGACATCACCACTTCTATCCCGTGTGGAATTTATCTGCACGCGTATTCACCAATGGCGCAGGGTGCCGAAAACGGATCTGGCCTCTACACCAGAACGAATTGTTTATAAAGGAAGCAAAAAGTTCTCATCTTGGAGTTCTGTCAATAACTGTACGGATGGACAGGCGAGGCGTTATAGGGATGATAGAATTCATATAGTGGAAAAACCCATCAAACTGGCAAATATTTCTGCTAAGACAATGAACAATAGCTATTAACTATCAAATTTAATCACCAGAAAAGGTAAAAACTACTTTAAATTTAGTCTTATTACGTGTACTGTATATACATACAGTTTCTTATGTGGAGGCGGATAGATCAGTGGAATCTCTTATGGAATCATTGTTAGCGCAACGTATCAATTTCATTGCCAGAATGGCAACAAGTTGCGAATGCAACCATGCGGAAGACAAAGAGTTGGCACTGGTTTGGATAGCGGAGCTATCTGCACCTTATGAAAAAAGGTTTAACAGTTACCAAAGTAAACTGGATGGTAATAGGCTAGATCATGAGGTGACCGGTAACAAAATGTTAAGGAATTCAGGTTCAATAGAAGAATAGATTTAGCAGGAGAAACGGATGCGTGTAGAAATACTTTTCGATAAACGGGCTAATGTTTCTGAAGCAGTCATGTTTGCACTTGAAAATGAACTAAAAAAAAGAATATTACCGCACTATTCTGATACGCAATTTAGAATTGCAGTCAGTAGTAGTACCTCCGTAAAAGTGACAGGGACTAAAAAGAGCAGTGAACACGATCATATGATGGAACTTATTCAAGACGTTTGGGGGGATGATAGTTGGCTACCGGATTAAATCTGCCAGCCGTGGCTCTCCTCCAAGGATGGTAGCCACGACAATAAGATAAAATAGCACGAGGGCAGGAAATCATTTCTTACCCTCGTGTGCTTATTGAAACTTGCTCCATTAAAACACGATCCATTAGAACACAACAGATTACTGTTCATTTGTAGTATATCCCTGACAATTTCATCTCATTGAGACATTTCTCCGGTTATTCGATCATAACTCTCCGATTTACTGACTATTTTCTGCAAAAGAAAAGGAGAGTGTATGCAAGTTATCGCACAACAAAATGAAACGGTTGATGCCATTTGTTGGCGTCATTATGGCCGCACGTTGGGAATGACTGAACGTGTGTTGCAGGCAAACCCTGGATTGGCTGATTTTGGCGCGGTATTGCCTCATGGAACGAAAGTGGAAATGCCGGAATTTATGCCTACCACCCGCAAACCGATTATCCAGCTTTGGGATTAAGGGGGTTCTGGGGGGATTAGAATGATAAAGAAAATGCCCTTAATGGTGAGTCTGGTCATTGGCAGCAGCCTTGGTTGGTGGGGACATCGTTCCCTGTTCCTGAGCGAAATGGCAGGTTTGAAGCAGCAACACGCGGAACAACTTGTTGCCATCGGCCAAAAAGCGCACTCAGAAACGCTGGCTGCGATCCAACAAATGAAAGATGCACAAAACCGGGCTGCGCAATTGGATGAATTTTATTCAGGGAAATTAGCTCATGTCATTGAAGAAAATACGGCTTTGCGTGCTGACATTACCGCTGGTCATCGGAGGGTGCAAATCTCCGCCGCCAACCTTGCTACCTGTCAGCTCACCCAAAACCGAGATCCCGGCACCCGCAGCATGGGCAATGGAACCCAAATCGAACTCACTGCGAAAGCTGGACGCGCTATTTACGATATCCGGGCTGGGATCATCCGCGATCAAGCCAAATTAGACTATCTGCAACACTATGTGCGTGACGTGGTCCGGCAGTGTAAACCGGAATGATCGCCACTGACTTGACGTTCCATTCAAACTTGACGTTCCACTCAAAAGATAACGAAAAGCCTTTTTCCACTCTGGAAGAAGGCTTTTTATTTTATTGATTTAAAACCATTTTATCTCTGGATTTGTATGCTGTTTCCTACAAACCCAGTTTAATGTCCGGCCTGCTTTTTCGTGGCATTCTTACGCCATGAACACACAACTCACTGAACTGATGCGCTTATTGCGCAACCTGATCCGAACAGGCGTCATTACCCAAGTGGACACCACAAAAGGAATGTGCCGGGTCGCGACAGGCAATCTTGAAACCAACTGGCTGCACTGGTTGACATCCAGAGCGGGAAACGCCCGCACATGGTGGGCGCCCAGTGTCGGTGAGCAGGTTTTATTACTGTCCATAGGCGGAGAACTGACCACCGCCTTTGTATTGCCTGCGATTTTTTCAGATGAGTTTCCGGCTCCATCAACATCACCCGAAGCGACGCACATTAAGTTTCCGGATGGTGCCGTGATGGAGTATGAACCGCAATCCGGCGCATTGACTGTGACTGGCATCAAAACCGCGACAGTGACTGCATCGGATTCCGTCCATATTACCGCACCGGAAATCACCTGTGTCGCCAGCACCCGAATTACGCTGGATACACCGGAAGTCATCTGTACGCAGCTAATGAGCACAGGCAACTTGATTGTGCGCAACGGCGGCAAAATGACGGGCAATATTGAACACACCGGAGGCACATTCAGTTCCAACGGTGTGGTCGTGGATTCCCATAAACACACCGGCATCAGGTCAGGCGGTGACACATCAGGAGGCCCCGTATGATGTATCTGGGAATGAATCGGCAGACCGGCCGAGCGTTGACAGATTTGGCCCATGTCCGGCAATCCGTCAGCGATATTTTATTAACCCCCGTAGGCAGCCGTATCGCGCGCCGTACTTACGGCTCTTTACTGCCTGAGTTGATCGACTGGCCACAGAACCCGGCGCTCCGGCTTCAGGTGATGGCGGCCAGCTATACGGCAATCAGCCGCTGGGAGCCGCGCGTGACGCTGACATCTATCGCGATGGAAACCCGACAAGACGGCAAAATGGTGGTGGATATCACGGGGACTTATCATCAATCCGCCAAGGAATTTTCACTTTCTATTCCGGTGAATCATTCCCGGTAAGGTAATAAGTCATGCCAACCATCGATTTAAGCCAATTGCCACCACCGGATGTGGTTGAGCCATTGGATTACGAACAACTGCTGGAAGAGCGTAAAAAAGGATTGATCTCGCTCTATCCAGAAGATCAGCAAGAAGCCATTGCCCGAACTTTGCAACTGGAGTCCGAACCTTTGGTCAAGTTGCTGGAAGAGAACGTGTATCGCGAATTGCTTTTGCGTCAACGAGTTAACGAAGCGGCTCGTGCGGTGATGGTGGCCTATTCAACAGGCAACGATTTGGATCAACTGGGTGCGAACAACAACGTACCTCGCATGATCTTGCGCCCGGCGGACAACTCGACCGTACCACCGACACCCGCCGTGATGGAATCTGACAACGATTACCGCGTGCGCATTCCGCAGGCTTTTGAAGGCTTGAGTGTTGCTGGCCCGGTCGGTGCTTATGAATATCATGCCCGCAGTTCGGATGGCCGGGTTGCGGATGCTTCGGCAATCAGTCCATCACCCGCTAATGTCACCGTGACCATTATGTCGCGTGAAGACAAGGGCGTCGCTTCCAAAGAGCTACTGGAGAAAGTCGAAACAGCATTGAACGACGAAAACGTGCGCCCGGTGGCGGATCGTCTGAAAGTCCAGTCGGCCAACATTGTGGAATATGAAATCGATGCGGTGTTGTACATCTTCCCGACACCAGAATCAGAGCCAATCCGCAAGGCGGCAGAGCAGAAGCTGAAACATTATGTCGAAGCACAGCATCGTCTGGGGCGTGACATTCGTTTGTCCGCGATTTATGCCGCACTGCATGTGGAAGGTGTCCAGCGCGTAGAACTGAAAGCCCCGTTGAAAGATGTGGTGCTGGATAAAACCCAGGCATCGTATTGCACCAAAACCACCCTGACGATGGGAGGTTCGGATGAGTGATCGCCTTCTGCCCAATGGCTCGACCCCGCTGGAACTTGCTGCGGCCAAAGCCTGCGCGGAATTGCAGCAAGTCAAAGTGCCGCTACGTGAACTGTGGAACCCGGACACATGTCCGGCATCCCTGCTGCCTTATCTGGCCTGGGCATGGTCAGTGGATCGCTGGGACGAAAACTGGTCTGAGAGCACCAAGAGGGAGGTGATCAAAAGCTCGTTGTTCCTGCACAAACACAAAGGAACGATCGGAGCAATCCGGCGGGTTGTCGAGCCATTGGGCTATCTCATCCGCGTGAAAGAGTGGTGGCAGACCAACGATGCGCCGGGCACTTTCCGACTGGATATCGGTGTACTGGATAGCGGCATCACCCATGAAATGTTCGAAGAACTGGAAAACCTGATTTTTGATGCCAAGCCGATAAGCCGACATTTGATTGGATTGGATATCAATCTGGATACACGCGGTGAATATCACTACTCGGCGGCGACATACAGCGGTGACGAACTGACAGTTTACCCTTATTTCCCGGAACAAGTAACGGTATCCGGCTCAGCGGTTGTGGGCGCGGGCATACATATTATTGATGACATGAGGATTAGACCATGAGTACCAAATACTTTGCGCTGCTGACGCAGTTAGGCGCAGATAAATTGGCAAATGCTGCGGCATTGGGGACTAAAATTGAAATTACCCATATGGCCGTCGGTGATGGTGGTGGCAGCTTGCCGACACCGGATACCAAACAAAGCACACTGATTAATGAAAAACGTCGCGCGGCAATTAATACGCTGAGCATTGATCCCAAAAACACCAACCAGATCATCGCCGAGCAGGTTATCCCTGAAAACGAAGGCGGCTGGTGGATCCGTGAAATCGGCCTGTTTGACAAAGACGGCATTCTGATTGCCGTGGGTAACTGCGCGGAAACTTACAAACCCCAATTGCAGGAAGGTTCCGGTCGTACCCAGACCATCCGCATGATCCTGATTGTCAGCAGCGCTAACGCGGTGACTTTAAAAGTTGACCCATCCATTGTTCTGGCAACGCGTGAATATGTGGACAACTCCATTACGAAACACGCGAACAGCCGTAACCATCCTGACGCAACACTGAAAGAGAAGGGATTTGTCATCCTGAGCAGCGCGGTGGACAGCAATAGCGAAACCCATGCGGCAACGCCGAAAGCGGTGAAAGCAGCGTATGATTTTGCTAATGCGGCGAATAATAATGCTAATACGCGTTTGGAAAAAAATAAGAATGGTGCGGATATTCCGAATAAAGGTGAGTTTGCAAAAAACCTCGGTTTAGCGGGAACGGTGGAGTTAGCGAAAAATGCGTTGCCACGCAGCGGAGGCGAAGTCACCGGTGATATCACGATTGCGACTGACTCTGAGATAGCCTGGCGCAGAAATACGGACATGGCCGCGATCGGTTTTAAAAACACCGGAGATGGTGATACCGACTCCTATATGTGGTTTAAAACCGCAGATAATGGTAACGAATATTTCAAATGGCAGCATAGCCTCTCTACTGGAGGAACCACGGAATGGATGAGCCTGAAATCAGATAATCTCCGGATTAAAGGGCATCCGGTTTATCATGAAGGGTATAAACCTTCTGCAGCAGATGTCGGGGCATATTCTAAAGAAGAAACAGATGTACAGATAAACAAGATTGATAGCCAATTTAACCAATTTAAAACAAATTTACAGGAATATATTCCTCTTCCCTTAAATCTTTTTAGTAACTCAATGATGCGGTCAGTTGAACCGGAAGGACATCCAACTAACTATACAGCACTAGGATGTACTATACAGGCTGTGCATCCTTGGACTAAAGGATTTGAAGGTTGTTACGAAAAGGTACCCCCTTCTAATGTCGCTCCAGATCTAGATTCTGCGAATGAAAACAATCCGTATTGGTATGGAGAGTATTATTTAGGTGCTCGTATGGGACGTGGTGGTTTGGGCGGTGGATGGGGAGGGATAGACTCAGGTAAAATTTTGAAAATAACATCTACTGCGTTTTCAGGAGAAAATCATAAGCTTTTTAGAATTCCTGTAGAAACTTACGGTGTCTTTGAAAGATTGGGACTTCGTTTTTGGATAAAAATAGTCAAAGGTAAATTAGGTATGGGGGTAGACAGTGGATATTATGCAAAGGAACTTCGAGCATTAGATTATGTTATTGAAAAAGCAGAAGCAGACTCTGCTCAAGATGGTTGGTTATTTGTAGACAAACTAATTGATATATCTCGAGTCACTACCGTGCAATGGAATGTTCTAAACTTTGGTTTACCTTATGATGAAGATTGTGAAATTTATTTAGCACTTCCTTATTTATATGTACCAATGGCTAATAAGTCTATGACCGTAGCTGCTGGTGAAACAAGTGCATCACCAGTGTTTATCCCAGGAGTTCGATCATGAAAGTAATAAATAAAATTGATAATAAAATTATTGGCATATTTAATTCCAATACTGCTGAGGAAGAAGTTAAATTACTAGGCTATAACGTAGACGACTGTGAATTTATCAAATCTCAATCAGAATCAGATCGAGATAATCTTTTATATTTAAAATCGACAGACTGGCTTGTAACCAGGCATCGTGATCAATTGAGTTTAGATATTGAATCTTCAATTACTAACGAAGAATATCAGTCTCTTTTAATAAAGCGTCAGGAAGCCAGAATTTCCATTGTCGACCAAGATGCCTTAAATAAATACTATTTGGTTTTTGGTGAAAAATAACAAATACTAATTTTATTCAATGTGCTAGATAATACCAGAAAAGGAATAGTATTATTTCTATTCCTTTTCTAAGCCTATTTTATATCTTGATTCCTATTTTGTGTAATCGCCATTTCCGATTAAATGTGATCGTTAAAATGATCACCAAGATCACTCATACTCCTACCGTAACCATAGCAGATTTATGCCAACTATTCAGAGAAACGGAATAGTATGACTCAGGTGTTTTATCAAACACTATGGCTAAATAAAGAGATGCTGTAGGGCCACTCCATCCTTCATTTATTTCTGATAATTCACCTGTTTCATTGATGTAGTTCTTATGCATAATACGTGCGCTCTTAGGTAATAAATCACTATTACTACCTGAAATTTTATCAATATGAAAATCAGTAGATTTTGGCCCTATGCGTCTAATTATGGATTTCATCCAACCACTCGGAGAGGAGACGGTTAACTCTACAGGCAAATGATCATAATAATAATGGTACTCAGTATTATATGGAAGCAACGCAAACGGCAATGGAAAATAAATTATTTCAGGCAGTGAAACAGAGTTAGGTACAGTTGATGAACTGTCCTGAAAATTATAATAAGGATATTGATAAACATATGACTCGTTTTCTGTGGGTTTCAATGAGCCAGATATCATATCAGTATGGTTAGATATTTGTTTAACAGACGTCAATGTCCGTTCTCTAAGAACTAATCCATTAAAATAACGTACATCAGACAATTTCTTCCCCACTGAAACAGAAATTGTTTTCCATCCTCTCCCTACAAGACATCCCAAATGCACATACTTACCATGCTGAGTTCCCTTGCCGGGTTTGACTAAATATCCTGTAGTTTCATGAACATTATGACCTGCTAATGATTTTAGAGTAATGCGATTTATTGCTAAACTCCCTCGATTATCATCTGGATACTGATGAGATGCAGTATAAGAAAGAGATATGTTTAATCCATCAAATATACCAATTCCATATACATCCATAAACTCAGTATCCATAAAAAATGTATATGAAATTCTCGTATCCTCATCCTGCATTGGCCCAGTGGACATATTATTGAGATATGAACCATGAGATGTATGCAAATTTACAGAACGGGCAATATATCCGACTCCTTCTGCACCACGCCCATTTTGCAAATGAACTTCTCCACTTACTAATTTTGGCGGTTGAACCCAACCGCCAGCCATAATAAATGCACCTACAGCATTCCCGTATTTGTTATATCCTTGAGTATTAAAATGTACATTATCTGAATAGACACCATCATAGATTGAATATTGAACAACAGTGTCACTCTCAAAAACAGGGCAGCCATACATATTAGCCAATGTTCTGATAGCCTGCGTAAAATATTGAGAATGATTATTAACTGAATTAAATATAATTGGCGTTGTTGTATGCAATATAACTCCACATCCCCAATCAACATAACGCTGAATGAGTTTTTCCATGTAATGTATATACTCGTCAAATGTTGCCCCATGCCCACCGCCAGAATCATTAATTCCTAGCATAATATGAGCGACATGGGCATTGGGGCTATGAATCCACCTCTCATAACTAGTTCTGGCGGTATCTCCCGAATAACCGCGATTAATTACGCGATGATTTACACCAGTATATAGATTCAATATATACATCAGCGCCATTGGGTATGTGACAGGTGCATGTGTTGCCCAATCTCCATTATCAGGCGGGACTTTATCCTTAGAGTTTATGTCAAATCCAGCGGTCATGCTGTCACCAACACAAACGACAGTAACATCTTCATTGTGTTTAAATTTGCTGTAGGCTGATGCTAAATTAATAGCATTACGGCGACTATAATCTGCTGTGGCAGTGGCTGATTTCATCGCAGTTAACTCAGATTGCACAGTGATACCGTCATGGGTTCCAATAAGGGAGGCTCCATGCTCAGAAGACAATGTTCCCATTTCTATCAAACCGAGGTTTTTCAAAATCTCCAACTCTCTACGATCCAAGCAAAGATCCCATTCCCTATACCCCGAAAACCAAAACACAATAACCAAATAAGTCACTTTAGCCTGTCAAAAAATAACCAAAAATTAAAATTACACCGAACAATAGTGAAAAGAGTAAATTTCGAACCAATTAAAATTCAATAAGCAATCAAAGAAAGCCTGTTATTTAATCAAGCGATGGTTTGTCCCAATCAAACCACTAATTTCCCCGACTACAACTAAAAATTAATTAAATACTAATTTAACTATTTGATTATTAACAAAAATACCAAACCCCATTTGTACCCCACACCACACACCGCCAATCGAATGCACTCTTTCGCCTAATCCGCCAATATATGCCCACACCTTAACAGGAGAGAACGCTAATCATGGCACAAGACTATCATCACGGCGTCCGTGTACAGGAAATCAAAGAAGGTACACGCACCATCACTACCGTTAGCACCGCTATCGTAGGTATGGTTTGTACTGCACCTGACGCAGACGAAAAAACATTTCCATTAGACACACCGGTATTACTGACTGACGTTATGAGCGCCATTGGTAAAGCTGGGGAAAAAGGGACTTTGTCCGCATCATTGAAAGCAATTGCTGCTCAGGCTCAGCCTGTGACTGTGGTTGTACGTGTTGCTGAGGGCGAGTCTGAAGAGGTAACCATTTCTAACATCATCGGTGGCGTCACTGATGCAGGTAAGAAAACTGGTATACAGGCACTGTTGGCGGCACAAAGCCAGCTCGGTGTTAAACCTCGCATTCTGGGTGTTCCGGGTCTGGATTCAAAAGCTGTGGCTGCTGAACTGGCCGCTATTGCCAAGCAACTGAAAGCAATGGCGTATGTCAGCGCTTATGGCTGCAAGACCTACATTGAAGCGATCAAATATCGTGAAAACTTCGGTCAGCGTGAGGTAATGCTGATTTGGCCTGATTTCCTGAGATGGGATAAAGGTGAAGTTATCGCACCTGCAACGGCTTATGCACTGGGCTTGCGCGCTAAAATCGACGAAGAGACCGGCTGGCACAAAACATTGTCCAACGTAGGTGTTAACGGTGTAACGGGTCTGTCTGCCGATGTCTTCTGGGATCTGCAAGCGACTGGAACTGAGGCTGATCTGCTGAACCAGAATCACATCACAACACTGATCCGCAAAAACGGTTTTCGTTTCTGGGGTTCACGCACTTGTGCTGGCTCTGATTCTGAGGATTCACTGTTCCCATTCGAAAGCTACACCCGTACCGCTCAGGTTCTGGCGGACACCATGGCTGACGCACACATGTGGGCTATCGACAAACCGCTGACTCCATCACTGGTGCGCGACATTATCGAAGGTATCAATGCCAAGTTCCGCGAAATGAAAGCCGGTGGCTACATCATTGATGGCCGCTGCTGGTATGACGACAAAATCAACGATAAGGATACCCTGAAAACCGGCAAACTGACCATCGATTACGACTATACACCTGTACCGCCACTGGAAAACATGATGTTGCGCCAGCGCATTACAGATAGTTACCTGATGGATTTCGCAAAAAGTATCAATAACTAAGGGGCTAACTGATGGCATTACCTCGCAAACTGAAATACCTGAACTTGTTCAATGATGGCAACAATTATCAGGGGATCGTGGAAGAACTGACTCTTCCTAAGCTGAGTCGCAAGCTGGAAGCCTATCGTGGCGCTGGCATGAACGGCAGCGCAATGGTGGATCTGGGTCTGGATGAAGGCGCATTGGATGCTGAATTCACTCTGGGTGGAGTTGAAGCTCAATTGTATAAACAGTGGGGCATCGCGAAAGCCGACGGTGTCATGCTGCGCTTTGCTGGCTCTTTTGAGAGTGAAGATAACGGTGAAGTGGTCGCAGTTGAAGTTGTGATGCGTGGCCGCTTCCAAGAGTTTGATCACGGCACTTATAAACAGGGGGATAACACCCAGACCAAAATCACCGCCAAAAACACTTATTTCAAACTGACATGGAATGGTGAAGAACTGATTGAAATCGACACCATCAACATGGTTGAAAAAGTAGGTGGAGAAGATCGTCTGGCACAGCATCGCCGTGCTATCGGTCTTTTTTAATCGCTTCTTTAAAGCAATTAGCTTTTTTAAAACTTATTTCCTGTCTCTTCATATCTGTTGAGACAGGTTATCTAATCGGATAAACAAGGTTGAACCATGACAGAAACACTGAACACCCAAAATGACGATCTGCGCACCATCGAACTGGAAGCTCCACTGGCGCGAGGCAATGGCGAAATCACGGAAGTGATGATACGCAAACCGACCAGTGGTGCACTGCGCGGTGCTCGTTTACAGGCACTGCTGGAAATGGATGTGGATTCTATGCTGCTTGTCCTGCCGCGTGTTACCACCCCTGCATTGACCAAAAATGACCTGATGATGATGTCACCCGGTGATCTGATTAATCTCAGTGTGGAGGTGGTCAATTTTTTGTTGCCGAAGTCGGTCAAGTCCGATTCCCAGAACGATTAACTGTTGATGAACTGGTGGCGGATATCGCCACCGTTTTTCACTGGTCACCGGCAGTGACAGATGAAATGCCATTGCCGGAATTATTGGACTGGCGACATCGGGCCATTTTAAGAAGTGGTGCAGAAAATGAGTAATATACCGTCACAGCTAAACAAGGTACTGAGTACTGTTGGGAAGCTGACCAGTTCCTTTAAATCTTTTCAAGGGCATCATAAAAAGCTGGCAGGTTCCGTCGATAAAATTCACAACCAGTTCAAAAAGCTGAATAAGGCCGTTGAGAATTTAAAGCCTATTGTGGGTTACGCGCAGGAAACTGCGCGTATACGCACCGAACTTAAATCCTATCATCAAACAATTAAACAATCTTTATCTGCGCGGCAGAATTCTACAGGAATGATGCAAATTAGTGCCGCCAGTCAATCAGCCAATATTATTCAAACAACTCAGATTATCAAACAGGAAAAGTCATCCAGTAAAAAAAACGAAGTTAATCTTGGTGTTACTGGGAATATGACTAACAATTTTAAATTGTTAGATAAACTGGTTATTAATATTAATCCAAAGATAACCATTTTATTTAGCGTCATGACGAAAATTAATGCAGTTTTGAAATTAACGACGAATTCAGTCCAAGTCGTATTTCAAACTCTGGTTGGTCATATACAAGTTTTTGGTAATATTGGTATCAAAATATTTGAATCTTTAAGAGTCAGTTTAAATATATTTACCTTATTGGGAATTCAGGCTTTCGTAGAATTAAGAGCGGGTTTGAACTTTTTTGCGCAGATTGGATTTCGGGCTTTTGTAGAATTAAGAGCGGGTCTGAACTTTTTTGCGCAGTTAGGACTTCAGGCTTTTGTAGAGTTAAGAGCGGGTCTGAACTTTTTTGCGCAGATTGGACTTCGGGTTTTTGTAGAATTAAGAGCGGGTCTGAACTTTTTTGCGCAGTTAGGACTTCGGGCTTTTGTAGAATTAAGAGCGGGTCTGAATTTTTTTGCGCAGATTGGACTTCGGGCTTTTGTAGAGTTAAGAGCGGGTCTGAACTTTTTTGCGCAGTTAGGAATTAAAGTTTTTGAAACGTTAAAAGCCAGCTTGAGTTTCTTTGCCCAGTTGGGAATTCAGGCGTTGGATAAATTAAAATCTACACTGGATGCCTTTGTGCAGTTGGGCGTTCAGGCGCTGAATAAATTAACATCTCCTTTGGATGCATTTGCCCAATTAGGCATTCAGGCGCTGGATAAATTAAAGTCCAGTCTGGATGCATTTGCCCAGTTGGGTATTCAGGCTTTGAATGAATTGAAAGCTGGCATTAATTTTTTTGCCCAATTAGGTATTCAGGCGCTGGATAAATTAAAATCCAGTCTGGATGCATTTGCCCAATTGGGTATTCAGGCTTTGAATGAATTAAAAGCTGGCATCAATTTTTTTGCTCAGTTAGGCATTCAGGCGTTGGATAAATTGAAATCCACACTGGATGCCTTTGTGCAGTTGGGTGTTCAGGCGCTGAATAAATTAACCTCGCCTCTGGATGTGTTTGCTCAGTTGGGTATTCAGGCTTTGAATGAATTAAAAGCCGGTATCAATTTTTTTGCCCAATTAGGCATTCAGGCGCTGGATAAATTAAAATCCAGTCTGGATGCATTTGCTCAGTTGGGTATTCAGGCTTTGAATGAATTAAAAGCCGGTATCAATTTTTTTGCCCAATTAGGCATTCAGGCGCTGGATAAATTAAAATCCAGTCTGGATGCATTTGCTCAGTTGGGTATTCAGGCTTTGAATGAATTAAAAGCCGGTATCAATTTTTTTGCCCAATTAGGCATTCAGGCGCTGGATAAATTAAAATCCAGTCTGGATGCATTTGCTCAGTTGGGTATTCAGGCTTTGAATGAATTAAAAGCCGGTATCAATTTTTTTGCCCAATTAGGCATTCAGGCGCTGGATAAATTAAAATCCAGTCTGGATGCATTTGCTCAGTTGGGTATTCAGGCTTTGAATGAATTGAAAGCTGGCATCAATTTTTTTGCTCAGTTAGGCATTCAGGCACTGGATAAATTGAAATCCACACTGGATGCCTTTGTGCAGTTGGGTGTTCAGGCGCTGAATAAATTAACCTCGCCTCTGGATATATTTGCTCAGTTAGGCACTCAGGCGCTGGATAAATTGAAATCCACACTGGATGCCTTTGTGCAGTTGGGTGTTCAGGCGCTGAATAAATTAACCTCGCCTCTGGATATATTTGCTCAGCTAGGCACTCAGGCGTTGGATAAATTGAAATCCACACTGGATGCCTTTGTG